CATAGACATTGGACCTTCGGCACGAATGTAGGTATTCAACTTGCGAAGGATTTTACGGACTTCGGTATCACCAAAATCGTAGTATGGCGTAGAATAAATTCCGAGAATTCCGTCACCATCAAAGGTATTGCCTATTTCTTGTCTATATACGATGCCGTTGTAGTCACCATGCAGAACATATTCTGTTCGACCAATATAGCCCGACGTTGCACAAGATGCGCGAATACCGATTAGTTCGCCAAATTCCCAACCAAGTTTCTGGTCAGATGTTCTAAGGCCACCAATAATACCAACACTGTCAGACTGTTCTCTTGTGTCGTCACCTACAAAGTAACGCAACTGAGACTTGGTACGAATAACAACGCCCGTTAGTAGCGTATCCAGATCATAGTCTATAGGTAGGTCAACAAGGATAGACTGAATTGATTTAGAGATGGTTTCAAGTTCAACGTCACCAATACGGGAAGTACCCGCAACAGGTCGAATTCCATCAGGGGCCAAGAATACAAGGTCACCACCAATTTCTAAAACAGAGTTTGCAGCAATACATCCAACGTTTGTTGTAACCTGATCTAGAAGGAAACCGTCTGTAATATCGGCTGTAATCTTTTTAATGGCGTTCTCGCCAAAGATAAACAGGTTGTCGCGGAATGGTTTAAACTGAACAACGTCAAAACCTACTGGTATTTGTCCGCCACCATCACCAACCGTAAAATTGTAAGGGTCTTCTGGGGCACTATGGCAAATAATCGCTCTGTAACCTTCGTCGCCGCCAAAAAATAAATGGTTTTCAAATACGTCTACCAGTTTAGGATAAGCAACCAACTGGTCTCCGCCGCCACTGGCTGTCGTACCTGTTCCTGTTGGTGTTAGTTGGACCCAATTGTTTCCGTCGAAAACCATAGGAGGGTTAACACCATCTGCAAACGCAATTTTATTACCATCGCCAAAATTAAACGATACGTGGCGAAGTATCCCGATTTCACGTAGGCCGTTAACGGTATTCAAAGTAGGTGTGTTGTAGCGCACCCAACCTGTTAATTCCTGCCAACGATAAATGCCGTATGTATTAGCACCAACATCTTTACGCGCTGCCATAATGATTGCTTGGTCGTAAAAATCATCACGGTAGATTACGACACCAAGAACACGACCCTCGGCACTACTACCGCCGACTTCTGGGTAATCTGAGTCTAGGCGTTCAAACCCATTAATACGGCGGTATCCGCCAAACAAAGACACTTCATAGTTAACTAGTCGAGTAGCAGCCCCAGGGAAGTTCTCTGCTAGGTCCAAATGGTTTTCATTTGAATTGAGGCCACCTTGCGAGATGACCTTATATGACTCAATACGATCTGCCATTTAGAGGGCTACTCTTGTGTCGGTGATGTACTCGTAATTGTTTATGTACAAAGTCTGTAGGTTCTTTAGACCTTGCTCAAAGACCAACTTGGCAATCTGTGCCGCTTCTACGTTGTCCTTAAACATATAAAGGTGCATCAAAGCACCATCTACGATTACACTAGAAAAAGATGTAGGTATTCGGGTTTCGTCATTGTACAGGGTAATGTCTGCATAATTCAGAAAGTAGTTATAACGGATCGTATATGCTTTATCGGGAGAGGGAGAAACGAAAAAGCCGTTGCCGTGTGACGGACAAACGTACTCTGGTTTTCCTCTACCTCTAGAACCCGCACTATCATCAAGGTCACGATATAATTTATAATATGTGTCCCTATCGATGTACCTTAATTTACGATAGGTGTTTGTACCGTCGCCATTATTCTCAACTACTTGGAAGGATTCATAATCAACGACTTTGAAGAATTCAGGCCATTCGTAATCAGTACGACCTGTTACTAAAATTTCTGTATGAACGGCGGCATTGAAAGGCCATTCAAATTCGGATTGTCCGATAGACGCAATGGCGGCTTTTACTGAATCTTTTACAAGAGCCTGTACGCCTCGCGCAGTTTCAAAATCAGCCGCACGAAGTTCAACTTCATTTAAGCGGCGTAGCACCTGATTACATAAATCAATATACGTTGCGGGCATTTCGAAACCTTTATATTAGAAAAGGCGGGGCCAAACGGCCCCACCAAATTTCACTTATGCAACGTTGTATTTCGCTACCATCAATGCTTCTGGGCGCAGAATCTTGCGACCAAAAAGATTCAATCCGCGGACAACGTCTGCGAATGTTTCTGGAGAGCGGAACGCTTCTGTTTTAGAAATCTGCTGCGCTGTTGCGATTGCAGATTGGTGGCCCGCCATAACTACACCGAAGTTAGTTGTTGAGCCGCCCGCCGCAGTTGTTCCTGGACCTGTATTTTTGTAAGGTAGGTTGTTTGACTTGTAGACTTTGAAGCCACGGATCAAACCAGAAACAACACGACCATTGCGAAGAACGTCAACGTCGCCTGATGCGAAGTCGTTGTTGATCAGTTTAGAGTTCTCGTCTTGTAGCAATTCGTAGAACACTGGATCAGCAATGAAATAACGATCTTCAGTAGGAACGTTTGCTTCGTCCATTTTACGAGCCATACGGTTCAATAATGCTAGAGGAGAAGTGACAGCACCTGTGCCGCCGCCCGCTGCTAGAGGAATTGAGTTACCCGCAGTACCGCCGAAATCGCCCGCAGACAATTTGTTTGCTGCTAGTAGTTCGTCTGAACCCGCTGCCGAGTCTGCTTTGTCGCCCGCTGTTGTAGTGCGACCTGCCCATGCTGTGCCGTTCCATTCGTAACCCATCGCATAACCTAGAACATTCTTATCGAATGCGTCTTTTAGGTTGTATGCTGCGTTATCCGTAGCAAGGTCGATGAAGTTCACGTGGGCGTGTTTGCTCTCGATGTCATCAACTTGGAATTGAAACGCATTCGCCTGATCAACAACTAGAGAGAAGTCGTCGTCTGCCAAGTCTTGTGAAGACATTGTTGTACCGCGCTTATAATCTACGATATCAACTGTTGGCTCTTTGATGATGCGCACTGAATCGCCCATGTTGCTGATTTCGCCCATGTAATCGGTATTTGTCACCGCTTCTACGATGGACTCTTTGCGTAGAGCAAGTTGGACTTTTTTACTATAAATTACGGCAGAAAAGTTGCCGTTTGGCAGGTTTGCGTAACCTGTTGCCTTTGGGAATGCCATGATAAGTTCTCCTTCGATGGCGATTTACACTTTACCGCAAGTTGTTTTAGTTATGCGGTGATGCTCAACCAGAAGGTGACCTATAAGGGCAGATATCCTAATAGGGTGCGTATATACAGACGTGTATACGGGCCTATAGGCTCTGGTGACTTATTGTCTATTCTTCTGTGATTAGGAAAGATTTAGAGGGTAGGCTTTCGCGGCCTCTTTATCTATAGGCTCAGAAGAGCCATAGAAACCAAATAGAAGCACTGTTCTATGTCTGTAATTATAACATGCAACTATTGGTTTCTACAAGAGGAATTATCTGGCGGCTCCCGAAAGGTCATATGTGAATTGACCCTTACGCATAGCATCCATAATTGCTTCCTCATTTTTCTCGTACTCAGCATCAGACATATTTGCTATCATGCTTTCTGAGAATCTTCCTCGACCCGCTCCCGCAGGGGCAGAGCCGCTAGTACGTCCGACACTCTGTGCAGCCGCATTTGGATTTGGTTTTGTCTTACGGATACCTTTGTCCGTTTTGTACAAATCAATTGCGCGGGCCGCTGCGCGGGCGTCTGTGCTATTTTTATATAGAGCGTCCTGTACCCATACAGGCTGCAAAGCAACCCAATCGTGGAATTCTTTAGACGCTCGAATTCGATCAAAGTCGGGGTGCAAGGCTTTAAGTTCGTTCTCTGCCCGCTCCCGTTTAATCTGGCTTTCCATTTTTTCTAGACTTGCGATTTTCTTCTCGCCAATCTCTAACGCTTCGTTTGCACGTTTACGTGCGATGGTATCAATAATCTTAGATACCTCTGGGTAGCGTCGGCTCCATTCATCGATCTCAGCGTCCGTCTTGGGGAAACGAATTTGTTGTCGGGTTGCTGAGTCTAGTTGCTCTTTTAGACGCTCAATTTCTTGGTCTTTCTGTTCTTGAACAGATTGAGCATGTCGCCGCAAATCGCCATAGCGTTTCTTAAAAGATTCCTCTTCGGAATTCTGTACTGGAATGTTTGGCACGTTTGATGCCGCAAGTTCATTTTCCAAGTCCCGTGTATGGGAACCTTGATATTTAGCCATAATAATGTCTCATTGTTTTCGGGGGCCGATAGGGTAGCCCAAAAACACCCTATTTAGGGGTTTGGAAGATCAGGAGTACCTGCTCATCCCCGACTGTGTATTGACCGCTCATTTCTTCGGTTGGGTATGCTTCCACACCTTCAGAATCCTCTTCCTCTAGAGGATATTCTTCTTCGATTACTTCGACTTCGGCGTACTCAACTCCGTCATCGTCTGTAGATTCTTCAAGAATAATTTTGTCATTGTCTCGTTCGTTTCCTTCATCATCTCCAGAAACTTCGCTGTATCCATTGTTAACAAAGTCTTCTTCTCCTATACCTCGTATTTGTCCGATTGCTGCCATAGACATCAGGCCGTTCTTTGCTTCGGCGTACATGTCCATGATGTGTTTAAGGCCATGCCAACGCACAACGTCTGCGGGCATAACGTATTCGCCTGTAGATAGCGCGGCGGGAATGTCATCACGCACGTTCTCTGCACTTGAACCTAGTGGGATTGGGTTACCTGAAACGGGGTCGTATCCGACTGTTGCGTTTGGAACACCCATACCCAAGCCGCCGTGGTACATGCTCATGGCGGGCTTCTCTACGATGCCGTCTTCATTCGCCAACTCCCCTGACGGGTTATCCTCGTACATGTTGGGAAGTTTGCGAGTTTCAGGCCTAACGTCAGTTTTCATCTTAGGGGTCTTAGGATCGGGTGCATTTTCCCGACGCTCTAATTCCTCTGGCGTATTAATTAACTGGTCTGTTTCCGTGAAAAGTTGGTTGCGAACGCCGCCCTTCTTAGCCGCCTCACCACTCGATTCAACCGCACCTTCAATGGCGCGTTTCT